GTAAAGTTATCCATATTAATATTTATTTAATCAAAAGAAATTTAGTTGACAGTCTATTGAAGTAATTACTATTAAGCCATTTCAGATCATATTTCTTACTAAAAGCTTTAGCTTTACTAAATGTAAATTCAGCAAAGTCTTTCTTCGGTTTTTGTATATCGTTAAGTAGTATGTCACCTTTACCACTTTTGCTTTTTAAGAGATGGTCGAAATAGGGTAGACTATATTTACTGATGTATATTTTAATAGGTAATATACGTTTCATACGATTTAATGTCGTATTTATTAAATTTATAACATCAAACTCATCATAGAACTTAAGCATGGAGCATTCCGGTAATTGAGTATTGTTAAAAAATAATATATGCTTATTTCTATTTGCGCTATTAAGAATAGCTTCAGAAAATCCAAAAATAATGTAATGATACGCGATCTTCTTAACATCTGCGTTATTAATACTCTTATCTAGAATACCGAACATATGCAGATCATTTATAATATTATCGCTAATATTATCTGCAAAAATCTCATTACAATTAATGAGACATATATTATACACACCTAAATCTAATGATTCCACACGATATTATATCAGTGTTCCAAAAAATTCTTAGGTGGTTTACCTATTCTACAGTTGATTATACCATTATAATAGTCTTCACTTAACAGTACATCTTTATCAAACTGCATCTTTGATTCATAATAACCTAGTTCATATTTATTTCTACAGAATCTTAGTATTTTAAATAAAAATCTATCCTTACCGTGTGTGGCTATATCGATATTGAGCCTATCACTTGAACCTGTATAGGTCTTCCAGTCACTTTCCACATAATCAATACGCTTCCTCTTCTTACCTTTAAGAGGTGCTCGCTTAATCTTTTTAACCATCTGCTTTCTACCGATATATTTCTTATCGTTTATTAAATTGGTAATTTCGTATATAAATCCGAAAGCGTCCTCTGGTATTGCTTCATAAACTTTCCAATGACCTGTATCCATCTATGTATTTACTTCTTTTTCTTTTTCTTTCTACGCTTGATACTACCTCTTCTAGTCTGGATAGCACCTAATGCAAAAGGTCTTCTGTAGTCTCCAGGTGCATACCAATCACCTGACTGGGAATGACCAACAGCAGCTGCCGGTCCTAGCGCACCACCACCAACAGTATTATCGTCCTCATCATGAATGGTTTTAAGTTTACTATAATATCTAGGATCTTCAGCTAAATGCTGTTTAGCTATAGTAGTTGCAACTGATACATCGTCTGTATGTTCGAGTTCGACCTTAATACCCATTTTAAGTTCTTTTTCATCATAATCAATATCTTCAACAGGTTTTAAAAGATCTATAAATCTACGCTCAAATAAGTTAACAACATTATTTTTAGCTAAATTATCCTTTGTAGTTGTTTTCTGCATAATAGTACTTATAATCATAATGTGAGTATTATAGATCAATACGTAAAAGAAATTGAGAAGGATCTGCATGTCGATGAGTTTAATATCAAAGATGTATCGATGAAGACGCCTGGTCGTAAGCATTTTTGGGTCAGTAAGCTAATACAACATAAAAAAAATCTTATTAATGTTAAAGCGCAGCGATTTCAATTAAAGAAGGAAATAACTAAACAGATTATCGAAAAATCGCCCGTTAAGGTAACGACTCCTATTGCAGAGAAGACTGCATATCAACATGAACAAATGGTCGAGCTGCAAGCCAGGATAGACGAGCAAGAGCTTATAATTGAACTATTAGAAAAAACCGAAAAAACGTTCAGTTCACTTAGTTTTGATATTAAGAATATTGTCGAGATTATGAAAATGGAAACATTATGATTACTTTTAGTTTTGACAGAGGTAAAGTTCGTATACAAGGCGAGTTATTTTCAGATATACGCGAACATTTTAGTGTTAAAGATGATACTGCACGTTTTCGTAAAGGTAGAGCAAAATATTTTGCAAGTCGTATATACTGCATCACTCCTACCGGTTTATTCGAGCCTGGTTTATTTTATGATATTATGCGCTTTATTAAAGAGACGTACCCTAACGAAGAAGTTAGAATAGATAAGTCGATATCGTGTGTAGTTAAACCCGGTCTATTAGACGCTAGAGTATATGATAATCTAACGCATAGTCTTAGAGATTACCAATATGCTGCATGTGAAAATGCAATTAAACACGGTAGAGGTATATTAAAAATGGGTACAGGTGCGGGTAAGACTCTAACTATATGTTCAATCCTAATGAGTGCTTTCCTACAGCGTAAAGATAGTTTTAAATGTTTATTAATTGTACCTGATCTTACATTAGTTAACCAGACATTTACCGATTTTGAGGAATATAATGCTCTATTTAAATTTACAAGATGGACTGGTAAGCTTAAACCTGATCTAACAGCGAATGTTATAATTGCTAATTTAGGAGTACTGCAGAGTCAATTCAAGGATAACGAGTGGCTGCAAGATGTCGATATGTTGATTATTGATGAATGCCATAAATTAAAGAAGAATAATAAAATTAACAAAATGGTGCAGTCTATTAAAACTGTACATAAATTTGGATTAACTGGTACGTTGCCTGATAGTAAGCCAGATGAATGGAATATTATTGGTAAAGTAGGTAGTATAATATATGAAAAAGATAGTTATAGTTTGAGAACCGAGCGTCATCTAACTACCGCTAAAACATCTATACTCAATATAGACTACAATACAAAACCTATACATATTAAAGGTCAGAATCCGTATAAAACGGAATTAGATTTTCTGTATGAAAATGAATTTCGAAATAATATAATTCATCGGGTATGTACTAACTTTAATAATAATATACTCGTACTTGTAAATCATATTGTACACGGTGAAAAGTTATATGATATACTGAGCGCTGTAAAAGATAAGCAAGTATATTTCATACGTGGAGATGTTGAAGTTGAAGAAAGAGATAGAATAAAGCAATTAATGGAAACAAATACAGATGTAATATGTATTGCAATTAGCGCTATTTTCTCGACAGGTGTCAATATTAAAAATATACATATGATTATTTTCGGTGCCGGTGGTAAAAGCTCTATTAGAACAATTCAATCTATAGGTAGAGGCTTGAGATTACATGATAATAAAGAAAGACTTACAATTATAGATTTAGCTGATAATTTAAAATACGGTAAACGTCACGTTGAAAAGAGGATAGAGATTTATAAACAAGAAAAAATACCATTTTCAATTACGGATATAGTTGAAAAGTAACTACTAGTACTATATAATTAACTTAGTTATGGCGGTAGAAAAAATAAAAAAAGTTGAACCGGTTAAGGTCAAGAAAAAAAGAGGACCTAAACCTAAAATAGACGAATATTATGTTAACCCTGCTGACTTTAAGCAGCAAATTCGTGATTATTATAAGTCTGAAGTATGTATTCATGAGCTAGCTAACTCTCTGAAAAAAATTGCGTATGGTTTAGGTAATAAGTCTAATTTTATCAATTATACATATAAAGAAGAGATGATCGGCGACGCGTTAGTCAAGATGTATACAGCTCTTAAGAATAAGAAGTTTAACGTAGATTCCGAATACAATCCTTTTTCATATTTTACAACTATTGCGTTCCATGCCTTTATTAATAGAATTAAGAAAGAGAAGAAACATCACGAAACCCTTACAAATTATAAAGAAATGGTGTATGAGGAAGAGATGGCAGCGGTAACTGATGGTCAGGTGTACGTTAAGCCGAATAGTGATGATCTAGAATATAGCAGTTAATGAAAAATAGAGTTGCAATATTTTCTGATATTCATCTGGGTGTACATCAAAATAGCGATTTCTGGTTAGGCATTGCTAATAAATGGGTGGATTGGTATATTCAAGAATTACATAAACAGGATATTAGTGATATAATATTCTGCGGTGATTTCTTCCATTATAGAGATGAGATTAGTGTCAAGACATTAAACTTTGCTAAAGATCTTTTAGATAAATTTAAAGACTTTAACATTACCATGATTACTGGTAATCATGATGCCTGGTATAAAGATACTTCAGAAATTAACAGCCTTTCAATATTAAAAGGTAGACGTAATCTAACTATATATGATAAACTTGAGACGGTCACCGTTGATGGTAAGCGTTTAACTTTCTGCCCATGGGGTACTCAGATTAATGATATACCTGATAGTGATATAGTATTTGGTCACTTTGAGTTAGAGAACTTTAAGATGAACGGTTTTAAAGTTTGCGATCACGGAGATGACCCGGAAGTTCTTATATCAAAAGCTCCGTTAATATTCACAG